GAGAAGCTCGCGGTCGCGCTGGAACGCCTCGACAGCCGCCTTCGTGCGGGGTCCGCTGACGCCATCGACCTTGCCGACATCGTAGCCCAGCGTCGTGAACATTTCCTGATATTCGACGACCTCCATCCGGTCAGAAACAGGCGTTGGGGCGCTGTCGTAAATACCGCTTTCGATCAGCCGGGCTTCCTCCTGACGGCGGCGCACAAGGCCACGCAGGCGACGCCCATTGGCCGTCACGGCAGTCGTGCGAAGCAGCGCCGCTGCGCGCGAGACATCGCCCTTTGCCAGCGCCTTCGCCCAGCGCCAGCGGGTCGCGCCAGTGCCGCAATTGAGCGTCATCGAGGCGGAGGCGTCGTAGTGGTTCTGCTTGCGCGGGCCGATGTTCTTGACGACCGCTGCGCCATATTCGTGCTTGACAATGTTCCACAAGATTTCGTCAGCCTCGGCCTGGGTGATCGTGTCGCCCATGCGCAGGCCGCGCCCGTACTTCTCCCGCCAGTAGGCCGCAAAGATCTTCGAGCTCATCGTGAAGCCGTCACCGATCGTGATCCGACCGGCAGGACAGCGGTAGGCGCGGGTTACAGTGCGCCCGCCCGGGCTCTCTTTCAGGCGAATGAACTCGATCCCCTGCGTTGAGGGGTCTTCGATGATAGCCATGGCATACTCCGATGGTCAGTAGCCCTCGCCGCCCCAGTATTGCGATGCGCCGGCGCTTGACTGCGCCGGCGCGCTACCGCTCTTGGACGTGCGCTTGTCCTTGCCCGCCTCGCCATCAGGCAGCTTGACGGAGAGCGTCGTCACGTAGCCCCCGCTGCGGCTGTAGTCGTGACGGGCGCTGTCGATCGTATAAGTCCCGTCGATGCCGGGGCGTGCGCCAGCGAGCGTGATCTTGCCCTCGGCAGTCGCTTCCGGGTTCCCGTCGATGATGATCGTTCCGTCCGCTTCCTCGCGCTCGCCCTCGCGCTTGAGGCTGTCCGCGCGCCGCTTGGCCGCGTCGCTGTCGGCTTCGGTAAAGCGACCGGCCAGCGCAGCGGGCACCTCCGTCTCGCGCCCCTGCACGGTCTCCGTCACCCACTTGGCCAGATCGGCGTCGTAGTAGCGGATCTCGTAGTTCTTGAACTGCGGGCGACCGAGCGCCGGGGAGATCGTCCAGCTGATCAGGTTCACGCCCCACTGCGCCATGATCGATGGCAGCGCCTCGCCTTTGGGGCTTTTGCCCTCGTTCCGGGGAACAAAGATGCCCCGCTGGCCAACGACCTTGAACGTCGCTCCCAGCTCCTTTGCCGTGCGCGCGCCCCACGCAAGGAAGCTCTCATTCATCATGCCCCACCATGGCCGCTTGATCGCGGCCAGGGCGGGGTCGATTTCGAGCGTCAGCTTGGCGTCCGCAGCGAACTTCTGCGCCGCGTCCTCGAAGCTCGCATCCTCGGCGTGCTTCATATCGGGCTGCTTGGCCTTGTCGCGCATGTCAGCCGACTTGCACTCGATGGTCAGGATGCGCCCTTGCCCGCGCGCGCCGGATGAGGTCACGTCATCGACAAAGCCCTCGAAGCACACGATCGGGCCAGTCTCTTCCCACCCCAGCGCGATCTGCACGTCATCGCCAACGGCGGGCATGGCGATCATGCCATCGGTATCGTCAAGCACGATCGTGGCCGTGTCCGCCTCGTTGCCCGCCTGATCGTTGACCGTGATCGAATGCACCAGCGACTGCGTGCCGATGAAGAAATTCGGCGTCACATCGGCGCCCCAATGGAGACCTGAAAGACTGCGCGCATGGCGGCTTACCAGAGACGCACGATCCGGCGCGGCGCGCTGCGCTCGCGCGGATCAGGGGTCTTCACCCTGATGACCGTACCAGCCGGCAGGCGCGGCCCGAGAGCAGCGAGACCCGGATTGCGCGCCAGGGTATCCTCGACCAGCCCCGGAACCTCGCGCTCGAAGTGACGGTACAAGGCCATGTCGAGCAGGTCGCCATCGACGCTGACGGTAATCTCTTGCTCCACGGCTACCCTCCAACGGAGACGCGCAGCGACACGCCAGCGGGCGAGATCGATGCGGAAGCGGACATGGACGGAGCGCCGCCAATAAGCCGGCCGATCAGCGACAGGTATCCGCCAGCCGGACCCGGCCCGGGCGTGCGGGCAAGCTCGATCGACACCTCGATGACCTTGCCGACGCCCTGCGCGTCGAGCATGGTGCTGCTCTCCGTGACCCCCTCGATGACGAACCAGCCAAGCAGGCTGCCGTCGCCCCGGATCAGGAGCTGGGGCTGACCGCTTTTGCGCATCATGTCGAGCGCAGAGAGCCCGCCAAGCCCGCCGAACTTCTCCGGGAACAGGCGACCTTTCAGCGCGATCGTCTCTTCACCCTCGCCAGTGAACTCGCGCGGGCGCATCGTGCCGACAACGTCCTTGGCGGCATAGTCAGCCGAACTGGATCGGTCGATGGCGTGCGCGTTGAACGGCAGAACATCGATGGTCAGCAAGCCGAGCTGATAGAGCATCACGGACCTCCGCCGTCAGAGAAGGAGGCGCGCCCGGCAGCGCGCGCCTCCGCTGCGATCGCGCCAGAGAATTGAGGCGCAATGACCGGCGACGCGCGGAACGACAGCTTCTGCTGGATCCGCGACACCAGCGCATCGACCTCCGCCTCGAGGCCTTGCAGTTCCTGCATCATGGCCTGCGAGAACGAGCCGCCTGTCTGGCGTCCACTGTCGCTGTAGTCGCGCGAGAGCGGGAACGCGCCAAACGACATGCCCGCACCCATATCGACTGCGCTGCTTGCCGGCGTCGATGTCGCGCCAGCCGCCGCTTGCTGCGCAGCCGTGATCCCGAAAGCGTCGGAGAGCGACTTCCCTGCGTTCGGCCCGACCTCGCCACGCCTGAATGACGCCTGCACCTCTTCGTCACGCTGCGCACGATTCCACAAGGCGAGGCCACCAGCGGCAACAACGCCAACCTTCCCGAACATATTCAGACCTGATCCGACCGGGATGAAGCGCCGGGGCGTAGGGGGCCCGAAAGCCCGAGAGCCCGCAGTGCCCGCGCGGGCAGCGCCCGCAGCGGCACCTGCGCCGCCAGCAAGCCCCGCAGCCCCTTTGAGGCCCGCAAGCCCCGCGAGCCCCATGGCGACGCCGTAGATCGCGCGCAGCGGCACGACCAGCAGGCCAAGAGCGGCAGCGCCCGCAATGATGTAGGTGACAGTCTTGAGCAGGTTCGGGTGCTCGGCAGCGAGATAGCGCACCGCGTCGGTCATGACGTTCAATGCCTTGGTGGCGTCCTCGATGACGCCCGCGTCGCCAATCGCCAGAAGCAGGTTCTCCCAGGCAGACACAAAGAGCTTCAGCTGTCCGGGGAGGCCCTGCATGCGCGTGTCGAAAGCGCGGTCGATCGCGCCGTCGCTGTTGCGCATGATCGACAGGAACTCAAGCATTTCCTCCTGCTCGGGTCCGCCAAACAGGCCGGTCAGGCGCGAGCCCTGACGCACATCGAACAGACGCGCGATCTGGCCTTGCGCCACGCCGCGCTCGGTCAGCTCTCGTATCAGCGCCATGACATCGAGCTCTTGCGCGGATGAATTGACGTACTGGTTGATCGCGCCGGCAATCTTGTTCTGGTCGACCTGTCGCGTCGCGTTGACGCCGGAGATGACCTCGCTGATCAGGAACTCCCTGATCTGGGCACCATCGTCGGTCATATTCATGCCCGAAGTGCCTTCAAGCAGCCTCGGGATCAGGTGGTCGATGTCGAAGCCGCGATGCTTCATGCCGACCGCAAATTCCTCGACATCGAGCGGGCGGCGCGAGGTCGTGAAATCGTCCATGCTCAAGCCCAGCTCGGCCAGCTGCGCCGACGCATCAAGCGTCGGGCGCACCATGCGAACCAGCATCGAGCGCAGCGCGACGCCGACCTCGTTGCCGCGCAGGCCAGACTTGATCAGCGAGGCCGTGTATGCGCCAAGTTCGTCAATGTCGATGCCGACGCGGTTGGCGAACATCGCGACATATTTGAAGCCCTCAAGAGCGTCGCTGACCTGACCCTGCGTGTTGTTTGCAATGGCCTGCATGACGTTGCCGATTTTCTCGGCAGTCGCTGCGCTTTCCTCGATTGTGTCTTGAGGCATGCGGTACTGCTTTGCGACGCCGACCACGCCCTGCGCTGCCACTTCAGGGGAAATGTCGCCGGCAAGCGCGAACTTGAGCGTCGGAGCGGCCATGCCGATCGCCTGATCTGCGTTCTGGCCAGCCGCGAGATACGTGCGCAGCATCTCGAGGCCCTGCGTCGCGGTAAACGGCGTCGATGCGCCGATGCGCCGCGCTTCCGCCTCGACACGGGCGCGGTCCTCGACAGTGAGGTCGCCTTTCTGCTGCGCCCGGTTCAGCTCGTCCTGAAAGTCGTGGATCGTCATGAAGCCGCGCTGCAGCATGTAGGTGCTGCCCGCAGCAACGGCGAGGTCGCTATCGACAGCGATGCCGGGGCGGATGCCGCCGCGCGCCGCGCCGCCCCCTGCCGGGGCGCGCGGCTGGCCCGCTCCCGCTGGTACGCGCGTGCGGTTCTGCTGATCGAGCGCGCGCGACGTTCTCCTGATCTGCTCTTCAAGATCGCGCTGCTGGCGGCTCAAGTTCGTGACCGGCTGCCCCATGTTGCGCATCTCGCCGCGCAGCTGGATCAGCGCCGTCTTCTGTGCATCGAAGGCGCTGCTGGCATTGCGCACGTCGCGCTGCGCGCGCTGATACTCTGATGACAGGTTCCGAACGTCGCGCTCGGCTTGGTGCAGGTTCTCGCGCAGCTCTCTGGCGATGATGCCCCGCCCGAACGGCTTGACCTGCTGCAGGTCGCTCAAGCGCTGGCGTGCCTCGCGCAGCGCCCGGCTTGTCTCCCTGACCTCCTGCTGCGCCTGATTGAAGCGCTGGCGAACATCGGCCAGCCCGCGCAGCATGCCCTGGAAGTTGCCGACCGCCTGCGAGCGCTGCTGCAATACCTGCAGGTCGCGGGCGAGCCCTGTCAGCTCGCGCCGCGTCGCGCGCAGCCCTTGCGTTGACCTGCCTGCCTGCGTCAGCCGATCAAGCGAAGCGGACGCCGCCTTGGCAGGCCCGCTCAACTGATCGACCATGCGAATGGTCAGGCTCTGGACTGCGTTCGCCATCAGGTCTGGACCTTCAGCTTGGCCAGCCGCGCCGCCTCGCCGCCCCAGCGAATGATCTCATCGAAGGGCATGGCGAGCACGGCGGGCAGCGGCGTGTTCAGGAAGTAGGCGACGTCTGCGGCGTAGGATCTGACGCCTGCGGGGGAGGCTCGCTCACCTGGGGCCCACGGAAGCGACGGGGCAAAAAATCCTGCGTCACCTTGGCCACAGTCTCCGCGTCGTCGTCGTCAAGGAACTCGATGACGGCATGCGGGACATCGCAGCCCTCGTCGTCATAGAGCATGGGAAAGTGCATCCGGGCCTTGTCCGGATCCTTGACCTGCGCCAGCTGGTCGAGGAAATCAGCGACCTGCTGGCCGGTCATGCGGCGCACCACGATTGCGTCGTAGGTCTTGCCGTCATACTCGACGGGCCATTCCAGCTCGACGCGCTTCTCGCGCAGCTTGCCATCGACATAGCGGGGCGTCGGCGCGGGCTTCTCGGGCGCGGGCTGCTCGGTTTTCTCTTGTGACATGGCAACGGTCTCCGGTGATGATTGCGCGCCCGCGCGTCAAGGCGCGGGCGCGGGCGCGGTCTCCCGATCAGATGCCGGGAATGCGCAGGATGCGGCGCTCGTCGGCGTTCTGCGACACGCCGCCGACGCGCCATGCTGCCGTGAAGAAATCGAAGTAGATTTCCTCCGAGCCGTCGAAATACAGCTCGTAGTGCATGATCTCGTCGATGGTGTAGTCGTGGCCCACGAACTCGCCGCGCTTGATCGCGTCCATCTCGTTGCGGGCCAGCCGCCCTTCGATGATCGCCTTGCTCTCGATGGCGCGGTTGGTCTTCTTGTCGCGCACGACGCCGTAGGCCGTGTAGCGATGGCGCTGCTTCGATCCCAGGCCGAACTGACGGAGCAGCTGCGGGTCGAAGCCGCGCAGCATGAACGTCGCCTCGAATGCGGCGATGCCTGTCGCGACCTTGACCTCGACCGGCGAGCCGCCCGCCATATGGTTCGTGTAGTTCTCTTGGAGGACCGGGAGCTTGATCTGATCGAGCGTCAGGTGCTTGCTCTCGGTCGGGTCGTCGTCGCCGCAGAACAGGTTCGCGGCCTCCATGACGTAGATGGTGGACATCAGGTGCGTTCCTTCTTTCAGTGTTCAGCTGGCGGCAATCAGAGCGTCATGTCGTTGACGCGCGCGATCAGGTCTTCGAGCAGGAACTCGAAGGCCGGGCGGTAGCGCATGCTGTCAATGTCGAGGCGGCGCAGGACTGGCGCCTCTTCCGCCTCGAAGTAGACGCGGAACTTGCCGAGCCGCAGGTTCTCCGGGCTGTTCTTGTCCACCTCGAAGCCCACACGATAATCGATGATATGCTGATCGGATTTCAGATCGCGCATCCAGAAATTCATCGTGTTGACCACGGCCTGAATGGTCTGACCGTTGATGTTGTAGCGGCCAAGGTAGATGCGCAGCGTGCGCAGCAGCCCGAGGTGGATGTAGTCGCGCATGCGCGTGACATTGTAGAACTGCCAGATCGGGTCGTCGGAGGCGTTGTCCGTGCCAATGAACACGAAGCCCGACGAGGAAATGGCGCTCTCGACGCCCAGCTCGCCGCGTGCGCCGATACCGATATTGTTCGACAGAAGCACCTGCCCGCTGGTCGCGCCGTCCGTCAGCGAGAAATCGACGCTGCGCGCGAAGCCGAGGATGCCCTGAATGGGCTGGTTCGCCCACGAGTGCGAGGGGACGCCGCGCTTCTCGTAGTCGCGCCGCGCAGCAATGCCGGCAAGGCGTGGCGCGCCCGGCTTGGTCACGGTGCTGCCGTCAACGTTGACGCGGCTCCACAGGTCGACCGGGATCAGCCGCTCGCTATTCATGGTCTCGCGCCAGTCCTGCGCCGCCTGATCCGTGGTCCCGGGCGCTTCGACAATGGCGTGCGCGAGCAGCTTGCTGCACAGGCCGGGCAGCGCTGCCGCGATCGGGTTCGCTTCTGACGGCGCGTGCTGATGCGTGAACCCGGGCACCGTAATAAGGCGGGGGATGACGCCAAGCTCCGGCCCCGCATCGAGCAGGGCATAGATCCCGGTCCGGCCGCCTTCGCTGCCAAGCAGGTTCGTTGTCGTCGCATCGTCATCAACGCCCTCTTCGACGCGGACGACAACGGTGCGCGCGGCGACCTGGAAGTCCCCGAGCTGGTCGCTGATCCCGCGCAGCGCGTCGGGCAGCGTGCCCGTCGCGCCCAGCGCGGTCAGCTGGTCTGCATTGTTGGTGCGAACCTCGACGGGCTCATTGATGGGGAAGTCGTCTGCGACAGCATCCGGCGCAGTGCCTACGATGCCGATGACGGACATATCCGACGCAATTACAGGGCGGGGCTCGTCATCGCGCCGCGTAAACGTGATGCCGAAAGTCGGTTCGCTCATGCCAATCTCCATGCACGAAAAAGCCCGCCATCGAGGCGGGCCAGGGTGATCAGCCGATATTCGGCCGGTATGGGTGCCGCGCGTGCGGCGCTATTGCGCGAGGATCGCCCGCGCGAAGGCTATGTCGGCCTGGTGGCTCTTGCGGCAGTGATCCGGATCGAACCAGAACAGGCGGTCAATGATGCGCGCCGCGCGCGCCCATCTGGCATTGCCGAGCAGCACCCCCTGCCGCCAGCTTCTTCCGCTCAAGGTCTCGTCGGGTGAACCGTTGAAGAGCAGGACATTCACCCCCTGCGAGAGCCATTGCGAGATGCGCAGCCAGCGCGGCGTGCGCGGCCCGACCTGCCCGGGGCTTGTCACGGCCAGTACCTATCGTCGGCATAGTCAGCCGGGATGGGGTCCATGTCTTTGATCGCCCGTGCCGCGAAGATGTGCGCGCTCTTGTGCTGCGCCATCGCCTGCGCGAAGGCGAAAAACGTCTGCGCGTCGAACGTGTGGGTCGAGTTGTCTTCCGCGATCCAGGCGAAATCGGCGTCCCCGCCGTTCCAGCGCAGATCGCCGGGTTGCGCGCCGTTAACAATGGACGCGAGGGCGAGCGTTGCTGCACCCGCGACGTTTTCGCGATCTTGTGGGCGGGTTTGGTAGGTGACGCCATCCCAGGCCATGCCCGCGTTGATGCGCCGGTCGCGCTCCTCGTCCACCACCGCAGCGCTTGGCGCAGGGCGCGGTCCGGGCGGGCTGGGGGGCGCGAAGTTGAAGGGGGCGGCCTCTTCCAGAAACCCTGCCTTCGTGAAGCCGAAGGCTTCGATGGTCGAAAGGTCCTCTTCCTCCACCCACTCGCCATTATCGAGCGTCCACGAAACGAGGGATCCGTGCAGCTGCTTCATGGCGCGCGCAAAATCAGGTGTCCCGCGCAGGCGCTCAAGGTCAGCCCGCGAGTTGATAATTGCCATCTTTCCCGGCCTCCAGTTTCAATGATCGCAGCAGGTTTGCAGAGTCCGCCCATTGAGCATGCCCCAGCCATGCGGCAGCAAAGCGCCGGCGGGATTCGTCGCGCCCGCTGCCGCGAAGTGCCCTCAATTTACGGCGCGCCCGGGTCACGCTTTGCTTCCGAAGCAGCTTGTGCGTCGGCCAGATGCGATAGCCCAGGAAGTTCACCCCTCGACCGATCGGTGCGACCGACCACTTCGAAAACGCCAGTCCAAGCTGGGCGTGGGCAAATTTCTCGATCTGGTGGCGGAGATTGTGCAGATGAGCCGGATCATGCCCGAGCACCACAACGTCATCCATATAGCGAAACCAGGTGCCGACCTTCATCTCTTGCTGCAAAAACCTGTCGAGCGCGGTGCCGTAGACGTTGGCAAAGAGTTGCGACGTCAGGCTCCCAATCGGTAGGCCGATGCCGGCCGGCGGCACCATCGCCTCGATCAGCCGCAGGGTCGCAGCGCAGGTGATCTTCTTGCGAATGAGCCGCGAGAGCACAGCGCGATCAATCGACGGAAAGTACCGGGCGAAATCCGTCTTCAGAAAGTGAACAGGCCCCGCCTTGGCCATCCTCCGCATCTCCGCCTGGATGTCGATCACACCGGCGTGCACACCCTTCCCCGCGCGGCACGCGTATGATCGGGGCAAGAAGGTGCGCTCGAAGATCGGGGCGACCACATTGCATAATGCGTGCTGGGCAACGCGATCCCGAAACGGCAGCGCGGTGATTAATCTCGGCTTCGGCTCATACACGAAGAATTTATTGGGCGTGCCGGGCTTGTATTTGCCGGCCTCAATGTCCCGCGCCAGCATCGCCAGCCTTACCTCTGCGTGCTCCTTGAACTCAAGTGCGCCGAAAGCATAACGTCGCCCCCTTGCCGTCTTGCGATACGCTGAACGCATGTTCTCATCGGCAACAATGTGGTCAATGAGGTTTCTATATTTTCTTCCCACAGAACCTCCATATGCCGGTCGCGGGTTTCGACGACGCTACTCCCCGCTTTACCGCATCTCGCAATGTATTCGCCGAAGCAGGCTGATGAGGCTGACCACCATCATGTGATCGACCTGCGCAGCCGTGACTGCCGCAGAGCCTGAAACTGATCGTCACTGCGCCCGCGCGCGCCGATGTTGCTGTTCGAGTTCGACGGCACGTTGTTCCAATTCGAGGCGCGCGAGCCGGCGTTCGAGCCGTTCGTCCAATTCGCGCCGAAAAGGGCGACGCCCAACACTGTTCCCCCATCAGCCCCCACGCTTTTTCGAACCTATCCACGCACCGAGCATTTTGCCGACCTCGGCGAGGTGGCTTGCGGCCACCCTGTGCTGGTTCGGCGTAATGATCTTTCGCGATGGCGCGGCCAAAAAGCGTAGCCAGAACCGCAAGAGCGCCAGATTGGCGTCTGCGGAATACAAGCGGGAAACCTGTCTCGATTTCCCCGCGTTTATGAAAAGCTCGACCTGCGCGAACATGGCCCGCAGGACACAGTCCCGCGCAATACCGTGGCGGCGCGGGCAGTTTTGAAGGACGGGGTAGAGATAGTCCACAAAGCGCTCGTACCGCTCTACGATCGCGAGCTGCTTGTAAGCGTCTCCCTTGGCTCCCTCGTCGCCTTCTGCGGGCTCGTCGCCCCTTTCGGGGCGACTATTCATGATTCAGGTGGTCACTGCGCCCGCGCGCGCCGATGCTGCTGTCCGAGACCGACGGCACGTCGCTCCAACTCGAGGCGCGCGAGCCGGCGCCCGAGCCGACCGTCCAAGGCGCGCCGAAAAGGGCGACGCGCGAAAGCGCATAAGTGTCGCCGCGCCCGTCGGCGTTATTCGACCAGCTATCGGAATTGCCGCCGCGACCAAAATCGCGACCCCAGACGTACATATTGCCAGCGGCGAGCATCACGCCCCAGATCGATGTCCAGTCCTTGCGGAGGATCGTATCGACGGGATCTGTCCCGCCTGCGGTCTTCTCGATAACTCCATACGCCGCGGCGGCGAATTCCTGATAGTTCAAGCTGCGTTTCCCGTGAGCCATAAGGACTTCGTTCATCGTCCACCAATTCGCGTTGGAGTATGTCGCGGACCCGTCGCCGCCAAACATCTCCGGAATTTTGGGTGGGTCACCATCATCGGCGATCCTCGCGTTGAACTTCGACGTGCCGTTCACATGGTGGTTTACATTTAGCAAATAGATGTCGCACCAGAATTGCCCCGCTACGAGCGTCATACCGCGCGGGTCGGGGCAGGCGGGCCTGAATTTCAAGTCCCAAAACGAATATTCGTTGATCTGGGGCGTAGTATTGCCGCCGCTGTCGTAAGCAGGTGCATTGCCTCCGGGGGCGTAGTGGAACCCGCCCACCTGACGCGCGCCCGTAGTCGGGGGTGTCGAAAACGATACGTCGGCCAGCAACGTCCCGTCCGGGTTCACCCAGATCGCATAATCAGTGCCTGCCGTAAGCGTCGGCATCGTGATTGACGTGCCGGCGGCAATAGGGCGAATCACGCCGCTGACCTCGACCCAAATTGCCTGCGATGTTTCAGCGGTCCCGTTCCCGGTCTTTGCCCACGCAACCGTGTTGCGATCGGTCTTTGCAAAATAACGATCGACGCTATCCGCCTTGCCATCAAGCGCCGTCTGCAGCCCCGAAATATCGCCAATATCATGCCCGTGCCCGACAGCAGATTTCCCATCAAGCGCCGCCTGCAGCCCCGAAACATGACTGATCGGGATGGTGATCGGCTGCCAGCTTGATCCGTTGAACCCGAGATACTGCCCCGCGCCGGCGCCGCTGGTCGAGGCGTCTGTCAAGTCCCCCAGCGCGTGCGTATGATCGTCACCCGCCTTGCCATCGAGCGCGGATTGCAGGCCGTCCACATCCCCGATCACATGCCCGTGTGAGGCGCTGGCCTTGCCGCCCATCTGGGTAAAGAGATCATCGACATCCGCGTCGATCATCTCGACCGCAGTGATCAGGCGCGGGAAATCCTCGCTGATCAGGTTGTCAGGATGGGGAACCGGGTAGTTCCGGCTCGCAGAGCGGGCATCAGTTGCCATGGATCAGCTCCGATCAGATCGTGTAGGCGCGCAGCCGCGCGATGGACGGGCGCGCAGCCGGCGTGCCCGTCAGAGTGACGCGCACCCGGCCCTGCGTCGCGGTATGCGGATCGCGGGCGTATTGCGGCTCCGTCCAGCCGCCCCCGAGAATGCCTGTCGTTCCGAGCGTCATGGCCTGCCAGTTGTCATCAGCAGCATCGACCTCGACAGCGATGCTCGCCCCCGAGGGGACGCGCGCCGCGAACAGGGCGCGAATATCGACATCCGTCCCCATCGTGAACGCCCGGGTCACGTAGGTTCCCGTGCTTGCCAACCGCCCTGCGATGATCTGCGTGCCCGGCAGAAGGACCGGCGCGACGCGCTCCGTGCCGGTCAGCACGGCGCGTAGCGTCACGGTCTCCGTGATGAACTCGTCGAACTCGAGCGATTGCCCCGGCGCGATGCGCAGCACGTCGCCGCTGGCGCGGACCAGCTCGTAGCGGAAGCCGGCCTCCTGCGTCGGCAGATCGACGCCGCCGCGCACGATGAGATCGCTGATCTGGTCGAAATCACCGGTCCAAAGATCAACGGTCAGCGCAGTCTCTGTAAACCGCGCCCCGCGCAGACGGAAAGCCATGTCAGCGTCTTGGTGCGGCGTCCAGGCGCGGCGGTTTGCCGATGAGAACAGGACGCCGACGTGATAGGGCTGCGACGAGACGAATTCCTGCTCGCCGCCGCCCAGATCCACAACGTCTCCCAGGCGCGAGATCGCGACGGCGTGCTCCGCGTCATCGGTCAGGACAACGAAGGCAAACTCGCGATCGGGCGGCAGGTAGACCGGCGCGTTGAAATGGAACGTCACCCACTCGCCATTCGTGACGCCCTGCATCGGCATATACGCCTCGGCCAGAACCTCGCTGGTCGGGAAGCCGTTCAGAACGGATGAGAGCTGGATGCGCACGCCGAGATCGGGATTGCCGATGTCGGTAAAGATGATATCGACGCCTGTCACATAGCGCCCCTCCGCCATGCGGAACGTCTGCGCCAGCGGGTCTGCGTCTCCCGCGCCACCGCCATCCATACCCCCTCCACCGTCGTCGCCCCCGCCGCCCCACGGATCAGCGACGTTGATGGTCTGCTGGATGATCACGGGCGGCGGCGGGGGAGGCGCGGCGCGCGAGACCAGCGTCACGCGTCGCATCACCGTCACGTCGATCGTGCCTTCGCCGGCAAAGATCGCCTCCGCGAAGCTGCCCGCCGCGCCCTCGGCGCGGACGCGGCGGCGCCCCACGGGGACGCCTGCGGGGATGGTGAATGTCCCCGCGATCTCGCCATTGGCATCTCCGGACAGGCCGCCCGGATTGACGTCGATCCCGTCGAACGTCAGCGATGACAGGTTTTCTCCAACGCCGAAGCCCTCGACCGTGAACTCGATATCGATTTGGCGCAGCACCTCGGCGGCGCGGCGCGTCTCGTTGACGACGCTGTTGAAGCTCTCGGTGCCGGGCGGCACGTTCGGCGCGGCGGTGAACTCCTGTGTGATCGGGCTTGCCCACTCGGTGACGCGCTCTGTCCAGAAATCGACGTTCGGCTCGAGCGTCAAAGCCGCAGGCATCCGGACGTAATTCATGTAGGGATTGATCAGCATCGAGCTGGTCGCGGCGGTCTGCTCGATGATGAACTCGTCCTCGTAGGCCGGGAGAACGACATCAGTCCCAACGCGCAGGACAAGAATGGGCTCGATGGCGAGCTGCAATACGCCTCGATTGATGGCTGCGGTCTGCGCCGCGCCCTGATCGCGGTAGAAGTCGTCCACGAAGGCGTCGGTAAAAATCCCCTCGCGCGCCACCGGGGCGCGGGCGAGCACGTCGCGCTCAAGCTCCGATCGGTCGAACTGGTTGAGCAGGGTCACGAGGCGGCGGAAGTAGCGCCGCTGTTCCTCGTAGGTGTAATTGCGCACGCCGTTGTTCTCGATCTGCGGCCTGTCCATCCAGTCGTTCCAGACCTCCGCAATCCCGAGCAAGGTCGAGGGCGCGCGGGGCGGGATCGCGCCGAAGCGCGCAGAGACGCCCTTGACGTACTCTGCGCGACCGCTGCGATCGAGGCAGATCAGGTCGATGCGGGGCAGCTTGCTCGTATAGGAAAGCAGTGCCGTGGTGCCGTCCACGCCGCCAGAGACGGTCACGGTCGTGTCCGTCACCTC